CGTTGTTCGGGAACGCAAACACCACCTTCGTTCCTTCCGGTGCGTCAATCGGCATGCACTTCATTTCTTCATAGGTTTTTACCATGTTTTACTCTCCTTTAGGTAGTTCTGGTAACGGCATCCAACGGGTAGGTTGCCACTGCAAATATCTTTGTGCACAATGAGAAAACCATCCATCAACGAGCCATTCGACAGTACCGCCAGATACAATTATGCTAGTCCCATCCTTCGGTGCAGTCTCTATAGGTTGCCAAGTCATTTCATCTCTCCTTTGTTTTTTTGAAGCATGTATTGGACTGCGCTACCGCCTCTATAAGTACTTCCATTTCATGAATAAGAAATTTTATAATTTCAATCAGTTCCTCTCGTGAAAGCGTGTCAATTTCTTTTCCCTTCCATGTATGTATCATTTCACTCTCCTTCATTTTGTGTGTAGTTTACATCACCAAAAGGGTCTGTCAAGTTCTTATCAATAAAATCGCGCACTCTTTTTTCAGCTTGTTTTTTCCGTTCCTCAAACTCTGCGCGTTCCGCTTCGCCTTTTTCGTGCCAGGCGGTTTTTGGTGCGGTCAGTATCGTTAGCAAGTCTTTTAGCTTTTCTCTCACGTCTTCGGGCATTTTCTGCTCTAGTAACGGCGTGTTGTTTTCCAGCAACGGCACATCGTGGCCTAACTGTCTGGCGTGTTCTATCGCTTGCGTTCTTTTTGCTGCGTCAAAGCCTAGCGATACATTCCAGCTTACCTTTTCCCCTCGTTCTTTAGATTCGCGCACTATGCGGTTATAGGCGTCTTTGAATGCCATCCTTGCGCCCACTTCGTCGCCCATACTTAGCACTGGCTTACATATCCCCCAGGCTTGCGCCATGTCTTGCGTCCAAACAACTGTATCGAACTCGTCTTGTGCTTTAAGCGCTATCGCCCATGCTTCGTCAGCATCCGGGCGCGGGTCTTGTCTCGCGTCAATCTTTGCAATCAAGTCAGCCGGGGCAGGAAAAAAGCGGCCACGGTCAGAATCCCGTAAATGCGCTTCTAGGGCGTTTCTAATGTCTTCGATGCTATACCGAGCCATCACCCTAAAAAACATCGCAACCTGCGCCGATTTAGGCGGGTTCTTTCCCATTAAGTCGGCTGTACTTGTCAGCAATGCTTCAAAGTCGTCAAAGTCTGTCTTAAACATCAATCACCTCTTTTTCTTCGTCTAAGAATCCAAGCATGCGCTTTGCTTCCAAGTTTCGTGTCTTTGCGTCTTCTACGGGCTTGCCTGTAACCCACTCGGCTTTGAATCCAATCCAACCGCGTTCACAACAGGTTTGCAGGGCTTGTTGAAGTGAATATCCGGCTTTGCTCGCTTCGCGCTTTATGCCAGCAATTGCCGTTTCTGTAATCGGGGCTTTTTTTGCTTTTCTGAGCGTCACGAAGTCATGCGCTATTTTTTCGTCAATGCCGGCAAGCATGTCCGAATTATTGAGCGAAGCCGTATTATTGACGGTTCCTTTACGGTTCTTTGATGGTTCTATTACGGTTAGGGTGCACGTGGTGCGGGGGTGGGGTGCATCTCCTGCGGGGGCGGGGTGCACGTGGTGCGGGGGTGGGGTGCACGTGGTGCGGGGGTGCATTTCCTGCGGGGGTGCATATTGTGCGGGGGTTAGCGTGTACTTAGTTGATCTTCCGGTGCTCATTTGGCGGGTTAATGCGCCATGCTTTTCAAGCCACAAAACAGCATTTTGAACGGCTCTTTCAGATGCACAAACGCGCTCACATATTGTGGCTATTGACGGCCAGCATGTACCGTGGTCGTTAGCATTATCAGCAAGGGAAATATAAACAGACTTTGCCACTTGGGGCATTTGAAGCGGCCAAATAACGGCCATAATTCTGGTACTCATACTGTCCTCATTAGTGACTAGCCCAAGTGTGAGAATTACCGGGCTGGCGCACTTTTTAAGTGAAAAACGGCATCTTGAGCCAGTCGCTAATGAAGACAGCTAGATACCAACCTTTTACGCTTCTCACAGCGCAATTAGATTTTGCTCGTTTTGCTTCAAAAATGCAAGTCCTTGCTTAGTAATCGCCCACACTCGTGCGGGTCGTCCTTTTTTGCTCAGTCTTGTATCAGTAGTAACTCTGACAAGTTTTGTCATCTCCGGCAGTCGTCGGCTTATCTGGTACTTGTCTATCCAGCAATTCACTGCTATTTCGTCAGCAGTGCCGTCTTTCATGTCGGCTAATGCCAGCAAAATAGCTCGGTAGTGACAGGGCGCAAAGTTTGCCGCATTCTCGCCAGCCAGCTTACTCGTTGACGGGTCTGTCTTTCTTGCTCTCATTTTCATCTCCTATGAAATAATCACATCCTTTGGCTGGAACCAAAAAAGCCTCAAAGTCACGCACTACTTGATAGCCAATAGGCCGCCAAGGTGAAGTGAACCGCAAGCATTTATGTCGCTGTTCGCATTTTTTAGCCTCGCATCTCGCCATGTCGTAAGGTAACGTCATATTGTCTTCCTGCAAATCGCTGCTGACTTTTTTCGGTGTGCGAATTAGTATGAAGCAAGCCATACGTGCCACCATGTATTATTTGCCGTAACTTTGTCGATAGTTCGAACGTGTACGCCGTACTTCTTCGCGAGCGCTTCGTTAGTTAAAGTGTTTTTAATATGCGCTCGTAGGCTTTCCCGTTGCCGCGCCGCGCTTCTTATGTCTTCAATGTCAGCATCGGTTAGCTTTGACTGCGGCAATTGCTCACCGCGCAAGCAATACTCCCGCGTGCGCGCTAAGTATTCACCGCGCTCTAATCGAGTTTCGGGTCGATGCATTTTCATATTTGACCTTTGCACGGCCATGTAGCGCCAAACACTGCTATCACTATTACATATCCGTCTAAGTGTCGATTTTTTGGGTCTGTTTTTAGGTAGTTATGCACAACATCACGCGCTTGTCCGAAAGTAACTCCGTCAGGTGAACAATGGGCAGTTCCTCGCGTAAACTGAAAAATGCCTGTTATGTACCCCAAGGCATACGAACGAAGCATATATTCGTTGCTTTCTATGTTGTCCAGCAATGTGTTTCCTGTCACTTGTGCGTTTGCAGTAGAAGCGGCGAACAGTAGGGCGGCTAGTAGCTTTTTCATGCTTTCTCCTTAAATACTTCTTTTGATTTATCAATAAAATCTTTTATTGTCATTTCACCGTGAATCGGGCAGTACAATCCATTTGGATGACTTTCTATGGCTGTAATTTTTTTTTCTTCAGCGCAATACGGGCATACTGAAATCATTTCATTTCTCCTTAATAGTTTCAATCAATAAACGTATTCCATTTGAACTGTCTAACGGTCTTTTGCCGTTTTCTTTTAAGTATTTCCTTCCCTGCTCGTCAATCCATAACTTTCCTGCTTGACGTATATTTACTGTCTGAGCCACGTTTAAGCGTTGCAGTGTTCCAGTGTGCGTGTACATTAAATCACCTTTATTAAGTCACGTTCAAAAAGTTGAGCTATGGTCTTTCGGTGTGCTTCTTCCCAAATCTCTATGCGCTCTGCTTTGTTTAATATGCCGCCCTGGTCAATATCAGCATGGCACCTAAAACACAAAGCCGCTACCCTGTAATCGTGTGCCTTTATCCCCTTTCCTTTGCCGTCACGCAGTTGGTTAGAGTGTGCCGCTACTACAGTGCCATCCTCCGCGCCGCAGTTTTGGCATGGCATTTCACGGCAAGCTTCAAGTAGTTTATTGTTGCGGTACATTTTCATCCTTCCATGCTTTTATGTATTCAATCAATTCTGACATTTCGGATTTGGTCAGTTTGCTAGTGCGCTGATAAAGTATGTCCATTCCTTGCCCATCTACAGCCGGCACGTAAATAACGCCACCTTGCTTTGTAGCTCGCATCCATGCCGCTGTAAGTAGCCGTTTCCATTGCTCTACCTCCAGCGTCATGTTGCACCATTTCTTATTTGCCGCCAGTTCTTGCAATTCAGCGTGTAATAACGCATTCTGTTCAAGATTGCGCGTCGGTTCCGTAACTTTCACCACCCAACCATCAGGCGCTTGCCTGATAGCTTGGATGGCGTTTTCTCGTGCAGCCTGGTGGACTAAACGAAACATCATTTATTTACTTTCTGTTATATCAATAATGTCGTAGCCATGAACTTTTTTTGTGTGAGACACATACTCATCACGACGCACGTACTCTAGGCAAATCGGGCATAGTCGATAGTTTTTAATATCGTCACCTATTTCCTTTTCCTGTTGCAAAAGCGGGTCAATTACGACTTTTTGAAATTCGTCATTCATGGAACAATCTCCGTCGCCATTTTCTTGGCTGCTATTATTTTCTTAATAGCGCTACGTTTCCCGCTGCTTACTTTTGACGATAAAGCCGCCATCTGGTCAGTGTCTAGCATTTGCTTGGCTTTTGTGTATGCGTCGAATGTTGCCTGGTCGGTTTCAGCGCCCTCAATTTCCATCGCAAAGTCCAGAATTAGGGCGCGTTCCTGTTCGTCGCACTTGTCAAAATAGTCCTGACCTCCTACGTTAGCGGGTATTTGCATCGGTTTTTTAACAACATGGTGAGTAGTAGAATCAGCATCATTGTCGCCTTCAGTCGGTATGCAAAATGTCTGAAAAGCTGCATATTTATAAGCGGCGCTCATAGCTTTGTTTGTCGCTTTATCTGCGCTATCCATTGCTTCACCGAACGTTTTTGCTGTATGCCTTGAACCGTCATGTGACGACACAAAATCAAATTCTGCTTCTACGACAACGGAAAAAATAACTCCGCCTTTTGAAGATTCTCTTTCTGTCTGTAGTCGTGACAAAACACGCGGAATAATCACCAAACCATGCTTGGCAACCACTGGAGCTAGGGCGTTATATACGTCATCAATTCCCCTAAATGAATAACCCTGCTGGGCATTTTTCCTGCTTTTAGAAATTCCGTCTTGCGCTAATTCAGCCGCAACTGCGCTAATTAAAGCGTAAACATTTTTGCTATTCATAAATTCCTCTTCACGTTGTACTGTTTCGTAAAATTCTTCTTGGCTCATTGTTTTGGCTCCCTTGCTTTCATCATAGCGTCTGCTATTTCGTAGCACTCTTGAGCTACTTGATCAATAGAATTAAATTTCGACATTCCGTGTGTTACTGCAGCATGTAACACTAAAGTAGCAAAATGATCGCGCAACATGACCCCTTCTTTTGCGTTTGTCGGAAAATACGGCACTGATGGTTTCATTTCATTTCTCCTTATTTAGGTAGTGGCATCCAATAGGTAGGGTTATCGTATGTTGAACTCCAGCCAGAATCCCAATATGCATAAGTCCAGTACCCATCCCAATAATCGGTCATAAACTTGGCGACAACGGGGCGGTCGTCTCCGTCAATTTTTTCCCAAGAAAAAAAACCTTCTCTTGGTTTTCCTCCTTTCAAAAGAACCCATGTACCATCTTTAGGTGCTGTTTTTATAGGCCGCCATTCCACTTGATTTCTCCTGTAGAAGTGGTAGGCGGAACCTGTTTGGCCTTTAACTCAACTTTTTTATATGTAGGCTGTATGGCTAGAATATCCAGTTCCAAATGGTTTACTATTTCTTTTACCACTTGATTTATGGGTACTGAGTTTGGCAAAAAAGAAGCAATATTTTTTGTTGGATATATAAATACGTTACTTTCTAGTGCATCTACCCGTTCTTTTAAGTAAGCTAACTGTTTGTTTAATTCAGCTATTTCTTTATTACTAAACATTTCATTCTCCTTGTAAAACTATAATTATACACACTTAATCTATTAAATCAACCTGTCCCTTCAAATATTTTTTACGGTGTAGTTCCCAACGCACGATTGTTAATTGTTGTGAAATAATCCTCCGCTGTCTTTCTAGGTCGTCTATGGTTGCTTGTAATGCGTCGAGTTCAGCCTGGTCGCCGTCGGGCGCAAAAAAAGCAATACCGTTTTGCCAAGCTCGTCTGAATTTTGCTGCTGGAAAGTACAGTTTGAAAAACTCTTTGATGTCAGTCATTTTTTACCCCTTGCTAAAATGTTGAAATTGGGCTCGCCTATCATTTGAATATGCACGTACTGACCATCTAGCGTGTTAATGACATCAGCTTGTATCAGCTCCCCACCGTGTACCCTATCCTCTGAAGTATCCTCGTCGTTGTCATCGGTCACTTCAAGTGACAAATACACTTCATCGGTCGGCTTCATTGACTTTTGCGCAATTGCTTTTTGAGCTTTGTCTGCGATTTCGATGAGGCGTCTAACTGTACATATCATTTTTCACCTCTTGCGCGTATAGCTGCTGCTTCTTCTGCTC